AAGAAGGCAACAGTTAGGCGGAAGTAATGATTAAACCAAGATACGCAGAACTTCCTGGCCGTACTAGATCATTGGCGGCAGTGCCATCAATCTATGTTGAAAATTTAACTGAACTTCTTGAAAAAATGAAGAAGGTAGATCCTGATTTACAAAAAGAATTTAGAAGGGAATTAAGCAAGGCTGTTAAGCCTGTTGCAAAATTAGCGCAAAGTTTTGTACCACATTCACCATTCCCAGGATGGCGTGATGTTGAGCCTAATTATCCACCACAATGGGGTTGGGCTAATGATCAAGTACACCGGGGTAGAACTATTGGTCAAGATAAAAGAAGCCGTTGGAAATGGTCGCAAACAGAAGTTATACGCGGCATAAGAGTGAGTACAGCTAAAAGTAAAGTACAAAGAATTAAAGGTGTTACATTTGGTGTAACTGCATTGGCCGTAGTAAATAAATCTGTACCAGGTATAATTTATGAGTTGGCAGGTTTTGGATCATCAAGATCACGCAGTAGAACTAGGCGCGTAAGCCGTAACCCAAATGCCAGTGAATCATTTATTGGTAAATTACAAGGTACTGCTAATAGTGGTGGCTATAAAGAAAAAAGATTGATTTATAGGGCATCACAACAATTAGGTGGCCAAGTAAATGATAATCTATACGGAGTATTAAAAAAATATCTAGGCAGAGAATTTAGGGGTTAATCATGGCACTAAGTCAATATGTTGCGATTAACTTTTTAACTAAGTTTGATAAAAAAGGTTTAGAGCGTGCCACCAAAGAGTTAAAAGGATTTGACAAAGTAGTTGCAACAAGCACCTTTAGATTAAAATCCTTTGCTAAAGCCGGTGCAATTGCGGCGGCGGCCGGCCTAGCGATCTTTGCTAAAAACTCAATACAAGCCGCTTTAGCCCAGGAAAGATTAGATAAATCAGTTGAACAATCTTTAAGATCAATAAATGAATTAGATCAATTGCCTAATGTAAATTCTTTTATTAGTGGTATAGAAAAAGCATCAAATATTACTAAGGATAGATTGACCCCGGCAATCAATGGTTTAATTATTCAAACTGGAAATTTAACTAAAGCACAAGATTTATTTTCAATTGCAGTAGATACCAGTGTTGGCGCAGGCCGTGATTTAAACCAAGTATCAGATGCGTTAGGCAAGGCAAGCCGAGGCAACTTTAAAGCACTAGGCGCATTAGGTTTAGGTTTTGATGCGGCTACTGCTAAGCAAGTTGGATTAGCAGATATAACAGATTATTTAACTTTAAAATTTAGTGGATCAGCAAAAAGAGCGGCTGATACATTTGGCGGTGAATTAGATTCTTTAAAAATTAGTGCAGGTGCGGCACAAACAAGTTTAGGTCAAGGATTTATTACTGCAACTGAAATTATTGTAGGCGGCGCAGATGCTTCTGATTATTTTGGTACAAAACTAGAATCATTGGGTTTAAATGGCGGCTATATATTAGTAGCCTTAGCAGATAAAGCATCAAAGATTACTAAAGCATTTAGCAGTTTAGGTAAAAAAATTGAAGGTAATAGATTCCTGAGATTGATTTTTGATTCATCAAACATTCCTATTATACCTGGATTAGTTTCCGGTTTTTCAATGCTTGCTAAAGAAGGTAAAAAAGTTACCGAAACTACTAAAAAAACTTTAAAACAAACTAAAGAACAAAAAGCCGTAGCAGATAAGTTAGCCGCGTTACAAGCAAGATTAGATAAATTAGCAGGCGATACATTAAATAAACAAAAAAAATTAACAGAAGAAAAACGCGCACAAGAAGCCTTAGATAAAAAGAAGGCTGAACTTGAAGCCATGTTTGATCTTGATCGTATTAACTTGCAAGCGGCGTTAAGTCGTAAGTTATCCGGTGAAGATGAGTTGCGTGTAAAAATATTACAACAATTGGCAGATGGTACTAAAAAGGCTGTTGATGAAGCGCAACGCTATGCAGATGTATTAAAAGTAATTGAAGATGGCAAAATCACTACTGGTGAAATTGATTCTTTGGCTCAAAAATGGGGTATCAGTACCAAAGAAGTTGAATTATATTTAAGAAAACTATTTGAATCTAATGACGAATTGCGTAAGATGTTAGCGTTATTAGATGAAATTAGTAAGAAAAAAATTAGTAATGCTATTCAACAGGTGCAAACTACTGTACAAAGAATTGAAACTTTCCAATACAATACTGCATTAAGTAGCGTGCGTGGATTAAATGCAGATATTGGTAGCTTCTTATCTCAATTCAATATTCCTAAAATGGCAGAAGGTGGCGTTGTAACACAACCTACATTAGCCTTAATTGGTGAAGCCGGATCAGAGGCGGTTGTGCCATTAGATCGCATGGGTGGTATGGGTACAAAAGTAATAGTAAATGTAGCCGGATCAGTTATTTCAGAGGGTCAATTGCAATCAGTTATTCAAGATGCTTTATACAATTTAAACCGATCAGGTGCGGTAACTCAATTAACTAATTTAGGTAGATAATGCCAGCCGCAATTTTCAAAGCAGAAATTGACTTTTCAAGTTCGGCCACATTTGATCCGGCATTAGTGTTGGATGACCCTGCAACGCCATTGGATTTTTCTGTACTAGGTACTGCCGCCGCAGATGTAGTTGATATAACTCAACTTGTAACCCAGTGTTATATTAGCCGTGCATTTAATAGGTCATCAGATTCATTTACCGGCGGTACGGCACGCATTACATTTGTTGATGAAACTGGTGAGTTCAATCCGGCCAATACAAGTTCAAGTTTATACGGCAAGATCAAACCTATGCGTAAGATTCGCTTTATGGCAGAGTATTTAGGCGTTACATATAACCTGGGTTCTATGTATGTACAAGAATGGAATTATCAAAGCCCTACCGGATTTGATCCAGCCTATGTTACTTTGTCATGTGTAGATGGATTCCAATTATTAAATTTAAACACAATTACATCAGTTAGTGGTGGCACTGCTGGGCAGACTACTGCACAAAGAATTACAAGTTTATTAGATCAAGGTGAATGGCCAGGTGGTATGCGTGATATATCTACAACTGCAACTACAACAGTGCAGGCAGATACCGGATCATCAAGATCATTGTTGGCCGCCTGTCAGGAAGTTGAAGCTACTGATCTAGGTGCTTTTTATATTGATGAACGCGGTTATGCAAAATTTATGTCGCGTACCGACATCATAAGCGAATCAGGTGGCACGGCAACAGCATTTAGTGATGTACCTGGATCGGGTGATGTTACCTATCAGGCAGTGCAATTTGATATTTCAGATTATCAAATGATCAATAAAGTAACTGTTACGCCAAATGGATTAACTGGTCAAACTGCTAGTGATGCGGCAAGCATTGAAGATTACTTCCAACATAGCCGGGTAAGAAATGGCATAATGCAAACAGAAGCGGATGCACTAAATCAAGCCCAAATGATTATTGCCAGCCGTAAAGAACAGGGTGTGGATATACAATTAAACTCATTAACAGTTGATGCCTTTGGTGAGGATGATCCTAGCCGGGTTGTAGCCGCTTTAAATTTAGATATGTTTGACCCAATAGAGGTAACTCAAACCCTACCGGCAGGCAATGTGGTAACAGATAGCGTAATTGCAGGATTAACCTATGAAATAACACCTAAATCTTTTCTTGTAACCTTTACATGCGCTCAGCCGTTTGCCGTTGGCTTTGTGTTAAACTCATCCGTAGATGGATTACTTGATGAAGATTCTTTGGCTTATTAGGGAGTATAGATAGATGGCAAAACAATCTTTTAGCGTAGGTCAGGTTCTTACGGCCAACCAAATGCTATCGCTTCAACAAACTGCAATGCTAGGCGGATCGGCTACTGCTAAAACTGCAAGTTATACATTAGTTGCCGCAGATGCTGGCACTGTTGTATCGGTTAATAGTACAAGCGCAACAACTATTACAGTTAATACCGGATTGTTTTCAGCCGGCGATACTGTAACAATTCAAAACTGGGGATCAGGTTTAGTAACAATTACAGCCGGCACTGCAACAGTAAATACAGCCGGAAGTTTAATTGTGCCACAATATGATGGTGGCGTTTTATATTTTACAAGCGCAAGCGCGGCAATTTATTTTGACTTTGTACAAGCCGGCGCGGTATCACCTTTAACTACGAAAGGTGATCTTTATACTTTTGGAAGTAGCGACACTAGAATCGGCGTTGGCGCAAACGATACAGTCCTCACAGCAGACTCATCAACAGCAACAGGCTTAAAATGGGCTGCACCTGGCGGCGCAGGTGCAAACTGGACTTTATTAAATTCAGGTGGCACTTCATTATCAGGTTCAACAACAACTATTTCAGGTATTAGTGGTGCTGATAAAATATTCATACTTATAGATCAGGCAAGTACTACTAATAATTATGCTACACTTTACGTAAGATTAAATGGTGATACTGGTAATAATTACTATCAGTATGGTCAAAAGTTTTCAGGAGCATTGAATTATGCCGCTAATATTTTTGACCCAGAAAATCTTAATGATACTGGTGTAAGATTTGCCACTCAGGGATCTTCTAATACTGGCTCATCAAGTGGTTATTTTTCATTAACAGGTGGTAATTCATCAGGAGTAAAATTTTTTACTGTTGCAGCAGCAATGAGCACTGGTGGTGGCGATCAAACCGCAGGAAGAAATCAAGGCGGTTACTACAATTCTTCTTCAACAATAACATCAGTATCGCTGAGGACAGATTCTGGTACTTGGGATAATGGCACTGTTTATGTTTACACAAGCGCATAAGGAGATTATATGAAAATAATTGAAAAAGAGTTTAATGTGCAAACAGGTGAGGAAACCATCACCGAGCGCGAGGAAACTGCTGCCGAAAAAAAGGCAAGAGAAACAAAAGAACAAGAAATTGCAGCATTAAAAGCAGAAATAGAAACAAAAGAAGCAGCTCGCCAAGCTATTGCAGATCGTCTTGGTTTAACTGCCGACGAATTAAAATTGTTACTTGGCTAATGAAGCCTTTATTATTGTTTCATTAAATATTTAACTAATGGCAAAAATAAGAGAACTTACTAGCCCTAATGGTTGGCCGGCTAGTGAAGATCGCAAAGCATTAAACATTGAAACCTTTACAGTGCCAGGCACAAAGATTAGGTTTGCATGTGCCAAAGCCGTTGCGCCAATCCTGGTAAGTTTTGCCAAAGATTTTCATGAGTTAGTTGAGCCAATAGATGAAGGCCAATTAGATGATTGGGGTTATGCCTTTAGGCAGACCCGGGGATCAGATAGAATTTTAAGTAACCACGCATCCGGCACGGCCATTGATTTAAATGCAATTAAACATCCTTTGGGCAAGTCAAATACATTTAATAAGGATCAGCGTAATACAATTAACCTACTCATAACTAAATATGGTTTGACCTGGGGCGGCAATTATAGAAGGCGTAAAGATGATATGCACTTTGAGATTGCGTTAGATCAGAATAAAGTTAAACAAAAAATAAAAGAGTTAGGATTAAAATGAAGTTAGATAATAAGAAAAAAGAAATTTTAAAATCTTATTTAAGAAGCCTTGCCGCCGCAACTATTACAACTGCATTGGCTTTGGTTGCAGATTGGTCACCTGAGTATGCCGTTCTTGCCGGCGCGATTGTTGCACCTTTGGCACGCTATTTTGATCCTAAAGATGACAAGTTTGGCATCAATAGTAAATGACCATGAATGACATCCTTGCATTAGCGGTATCAACTGTAACAATTGTTGGTTCGCTAGTGGCATCAGTGCGTTGGCTGACTAAACACTATCTAAGTGAGTTGAAGCCTGATAATAATGGCCGGCATAACCTTGAAGGCCGGGTATCACGCATTGAAGAAAAAATAGACACGCTATACGAAATCCTTATATCCAGGAAGTAAGTCAGCCTTATCCCCTACCCTATGGCCATGAAGATGTGCGTGGTTGTACCTAGTAGGGGTAGGCCTGAAAATGCGGATCGCTTGGCCAAAGCTTTTAAAGATACTAATACAGAAGCCGATTTATATTTTGTAATTGATAATGATGATCCGAAATGGGATGAATATGCTAAAAACAAAAATTTACAATTATTACCTGCCGACAATAAAACAGGCGGTTGTGCTAACTCTCTTAATACCGGTGCGGTTTATCTTTTGGATTTTTCTAACTATCCTTTATATGATTATTTTGTTTTCATGGGTGATGATCACTTACCTAGAACCCAAAACTGGGATCAAGCCTTTATTCAAGCGTTAGGCATTAACACCGGCATTGTTTATGGTGATGATTTATTGCAAGGCGCAAACCTACCAACAGCCTTTGGCATGAGCCGGGATTTAGTAGTTGAGTTACAGGGCATGACATTCCCAGGTTGCGTACATCTATTCTTTGATAACTTTGTAAAACAATTAGGTTTAGATTTAAATTATTTAAAGTATTTACCTGATGTAATTATTGAACATCTACATCCAGTAGCAGGCAAGGCTGAGATGGATGAGGGTTATGCCAGGGTCAATCAACCTAAATGGTATGAAAAAGATTTACTAGCACTGCAACAATATTTAGCAAGCGCGGATTATGCAGAGTTGGTAAGAAAATATAGATGAACATACTTATTACTGGATCACATGGATTTGTTGGCCGCGCCTTTAGGCGTGCATTACCTAACGCTAATCTAACTTTAGTTGATCTAAAAGCCGGTGTTGATTGTCGTAAATTCTTTCAATTAGAGAATAAGCAATACGATTTAGTAATACATCTAGCCGCATTAGTTGGTGGCCGCATGATGATTGAAAATGAACCATTGGCTTTAGCCGTTGATCTTGCCATTGATGCTGAGTTTGCTACCTGGGCTATGCGAACTAAACAGCCTTATGTTGTGTACTTCTCATCATCAGCCGCTTACCCAGTTGATTTACAAACCCTGGCAAAAAAGAAAAAGTTAAAAGAGAAGGATATAAATTTTAACAAAATAGGTAAGCCGGATATGACCTATGGCTGGACAAAACTAACCGGTGAAATGCTTATGAATTATTTACGCGAAGAAGGTACAAAGGTATTAACGCTTAGACCATTTAGCGGATATGGCACGGATCAAGATTTAGATTACCCATTCCCATCAATCATTCAGCGTGCGATTATGAACGCTAACCCATTTAACATTTGGGGTAAGGCAACTACTACCCGGGACTTTATCCATATTGATGATGTAGTTGATGCAGTTGTAGAAATGGTTAAAAGTAACTGCAAT